GATATTCCTGAAACAGTTCGTCTTTTTGCAGGATCGCTGCAAGGTCTTTTATCTCCACTTCTGGCTGTTTCTGTTCTCCCAGCGTTGTAGCAGTCTCACTGGTATCTGTTTCCAGTACAAGAAAAGAATGCTGTCCTTTTTCCCCTTCAATTTCATTCATATAAGCCTGTAGCTTTGTGAATGCATCGTCTGACAACGTGCCGCCCTTTACCAGTATCATCAGCGGCGTATGCCGGCCCTTGCGAAAGTAAGAATTGTTCAGCACCTCCGCACGCCTGTTTCCGTCCACGGTCAGAACCTGTCCGATCCAGCGCACCTCTCCATATGGCAGGCTCCCTATCTTAAAATCTATAATCTCATTTGCCTGATTATCAATCTCAATCTGCCTGTCAGACGCATCTGCATATTCCCCGTTCCTCTTATCCATAATCCGCGGGTCGCCAAATTCCTTGAAATAAACGGTTCTTCCTGCCACGTTCTGACGAAACTTCCTGAATTTCTTTTTTCTGCTGATAGTCTCTCCATTATAAAAATATTTAGTATCTATATATGGCTCAAGGGGATAGGTCATGTCAATGGAGGGCGTGTCTATGATAAACTCCAGCTGTACCACATTACCCTGCATATCCCGAATAACCTCGCAGTAAGCAATACCATACGTTTCTCTGTCACGCACAATGTTCTCAAACACCTCTTTTGTCATACAATCCATATTTAACAGGGCGATTGTTCTCTCTGCCTGTGTCCATTCTGCTTTCATTTCCGGTGTCTCTTTCTCGTAATCTTCCCTGTAATGAATTGAAATGCCAAACCCGGCAATGTTGCTCTTATACGCCTTAATGCACTGGGGCAGAATCGTTGAATTGTCAACCAGTTCTTTCAGCCCGTACATATTGACCGGATGTGAAATCCAGTCGGCAGCGCTGACAGCAGTTTCCCGGTTCAGCTGTTCACTTTTATCTGACTTTTCAATCTGTTTCTCTTTGTGATAAAAGACAGTCGGAACGAAACCTTCGTCCTGCGACTTAATGATTTTAACGCCAATGTGTCCCACAGGCTTTTTTTCATCAGGCATTGTTCTTTTTCGCCCCTTTCTTCTTGTAGTTGACTGGTAAACATACAAGCAGTATGCAGTCAGCCTCATCCGGGGATGCGAGCCCCCGTTTTTTCATTTCTTCCTTGCTCTCTACTTTCTGTTTCCCATTACTGGTAAAAAAATACTTCCTGCAAGACAGCTGACCGATCAGGTCGTTGTCATCAGGAAGTATGATTTCCGGTTTGTGCGGATTTCCCATGTCATCATAAGGAGCAATCAGATCTCGTATAACCCCCATCATGTAGGTGGTCGAATCCGCATAGTATCTGTGCTGTACAGGCTGACCAAAATTGACAGGGAGCACTATCATGTCCCCATAAACCGAAGGCTCTGTACGAATAAAACTGCGGAGCTGGTCCACAACGCCACCGCCAACGCCGCCGTCATCCACCTTGACACCTATTGGTCCGTCAAATCTGAATTGTTCCTTCAGTCTTTTATACAGCATGGCAATATTGCTCGCTGTCCAGTTCGTATCCTTGCCATTATATTTCTTGAATATCTTTGCTGCCTCATTTACCCTGTATCCTATACAGGTTTTATCATCGCCGAAACGTGCCACATCACAGCCAATTTCTATCCTTGAAACGCCTCTTGTGTCAGCAGGAAGAAGAATCCCTGATGCATTCCGGTACAGTCCAAAAGCCTTCGCCGTAATATCCGATATTTCAGTGTCCTTGCTTCTGTCCAGCCATGTAATAGGAATAAAAATGTCGTTCTCCTCTTCGGGAAACTCACCGTCCACACGCACGCGCACAACATTGCTGTCCTTGCCATATTTCCGATCGAGAGACGCAATATTCTCTTTATTAGTCCGCGGACTGTCCCGCGACGATACCGTAATATATTTGTACTGTGCTCTGTCTGCATGAAAAGCATCAAAAAAAGTGCCGGATGTTTTTGTGGGATTCCCGCACATCAGCAGTTTATTGTTTGCACCGGACAATGTGCCAAGTATTGCCTCCATGATCGCATCTGCGACACCAGATGCCTCATCTACGATGAATAGCATGTTGTCCTCGTGGAAGCCCTGCATATTCTCTGGCTTTGTCGCTGTCCTAGCAACTGCAAACCAGCGTTTTTCGTAGCCGACCATGTAAATATATGTCTTTGTCCATTTTAAGATTGCAGACAGTAAAGGAGATCTGTTCATCCACTTGCTGACTTCCGACCACAGCACATCATGTAGCTGTTGTTTCGTCGGCGCTGTAGCAACAATTCTTGGATACGGAAAACAACACAAAAACCAAAGCAGTGCCACGGCTTCCAGACCTGTTTTTCCAACACCCTGACCGGACTTAATGGCAACCTTGGGATTCTGCGCTAAATCCATCAATGCTTCCTGCTGCCACTGATCAGGCTCGAAGAGCAAAACTTCCTTTGCAAATAATACAGGATTTTTACGGTATTCTGGTATCCTTTTCTGAAAAAACTTTTTTCGAAGCGCTCTTACATCTCTAGCCATCGTCATCCTCTCCTAAAATGCCTGTTATCCAATCATCTACAATATCATTGCCCGCTGACTCGCCTTCCAGCTTCTGCTTCTCCAGACGCATCCTGCCCAGCGTTTCGATTGCTTTTGTCTTAGCCTTCTGCACCTTGGTAAGCTCCGCCTCCAACGTCATGATACTGCTCATGACGGCTTTTGTATGTGTAATGGTTGTTTCAGTAACCTTTTTATATTTCCCTGCACCGATGCTTTCACCATCTTCATCCGTAATATCCTCAACCTTCTTTGTTTTAGCTACGCCATCTACAGCAAGACCATGATTGTCCGCTTCCATGTCACGATATCTCTTAATGCTGTTCATCAGCCTGCGTTCTCTTACCGAAAATAGCTGGAACTGTAAAATCAACTGCTCTTCCTCAGCATCGTCCATACAGCTAATCAGTTCCCACTCATCCTCATCAATATCTGCAAAATATAATTTGGAGAATGCCCCATGCTTTTCAGCGTTCTTATTTCTTTTGGGAACGGATGATGCGTGACCTGCTGAATTTTTATTTCCCTGCTGTCCGCCCCGCTTCTTTTTTTGCAACGTTGCATTCCTTTTTTCATCTTCTTTTGCAACGTTGCATTTATCTTTCGGGGGCGGCTTCTCACCCCATTTTCCCCTGTTTTTCCAGCTGCGGACAGTACCCTCGGGAACATCAAGCTTCTTTGCAATTTCAGCCAGTTTCAACCCTTTCTTAAACAGCTTTTCCGCCTCTGCTTTTTTCTCACTTGGCGCCCTTGGCATACCACCACCTCTATCTATTCGTTTTGTTTTCGAAAATTAGAGGAAGCGCAACGCGCCCCCTCCTGCTCTGCTGATACGTATATTACTTGTTAAAACATTAAATCTTTGTTATAAACTCCGCTTTTGAATAATCTCTATCCGACTTAATCATCATTCTCAAAAAGTCCTCTTTTGAGAAATCTGAAAGCCGGAATATTTCCTCTGGCTTCATGCCGAGCTGCTTCCCGATTTCTTCCGCGCTCTTTCCTTCGTTCATTAATTCTTTTACAATCGCTTTCATGGGTCCCAGCAAATGTGTTCCCCTAGCCCTGTTATGGGTAACTGTCCCATAGATATTTCCTGCTTTATCCTTATGCTCGACAATAACAACAGGAACTTTGCCATCAAGCATAGAGTTCAGGGGTTCTTCTCCCGCTACGGTCCAACGGTGAAACCCATCAATAATTGTCATGTCAGGCCGCACCACAATCGGCAGCGTCCAGCCATTCGTTAATATAGACTGCTTTAATAACTCCAAATTTTGTTTTGATACTTTGTTTGGGTTATAATCATTCGGTTTTACGTCTCGTCTGTCTATCCAGCGAAGTGTCGAAAGCGGACTGCTTATTCTGTCATCCATCTTGTATACCCTCCTTCTTTTTGGCATTTGTTATATATTTACCATATATTCTCTGATATAATGCCCTGTATGAACGCATCTTCGGATCACCGGAAATAAGCCCTTCATAGATAGCCTTACAGTCTTTGTTATCTACGATCGCGGAGACACTCATAAAGAAATTACGGTATCTTCCTGCTACATACCGTTTATGACTGGTTTCAAAATTTCCCTCCATATCCGAAAACAGCTCCAAAAGAGCTGCCTTATAGTCTTTTTCACCAGTTCCTTTTTCGTTCTGTTTTCTGGCAACGGTACTTCTCCCAAACATCTCACTATCCCAGTACAGTGCAGCAAGATACGCATTGGGCTCCCGCCGAACAATCCGTTCCATGAGATCAGGATAATATTCATTCATTTTAACAAGGCTTCTGGCAGTATCAACAGAAAAAAACTGCGATACCCGCAGGCGCCCTTTATGCGCACCTGACTGCCATAAAAACAAATAGATTTCAGGAATATCTATTTTTTCCCGTGAAAGATACAGCCACACATCATTGTCAGTCCAATCATAAAGTGGAAACACCTGATGTTTATTCGTCATAGTTCTTCCTGTTTTTAACATAAGAGCCACGTTTTGTAACCGCTGGACTGATTCAGCTGTTCTGATGCCAGTGAGCGTGATCCCGCCAGCACACATCCGTGGCAGAAAATCCTGATATGCATCTACCCGCGAATGAAGCAGCGGATGTTCCCGTATAGCAAATGACGGAGGATTCCGCACCCATACATCTTTTTTGTACCTGTCCCAGCAGATAAATGTCTCATCATTGGATAATTCATTGAAGCAGTTGTAATGTTTCACTTCCAGGCAAAACCATTCAAATGCTGCCCCTGCAAGTAAAAACTTCCTGCGCCATTCCCATACTTTTTCCTCCATGCATGGAAAAATAGCCTCTTCATCAATAAACTGCACTGTAAGCTGTGCAGGATTGATTTCTCCTGACTGAATCAAATTCATTGTAAGCTGCGCCAGACATAAACTGTCTTTCCCACCACTAAAGGACAGATATACTGGCAGACCATTTCGGAATACATTTTTAATCCTGATCTTTGCCGCCTCAACAACATTAATGCTTGACAGGCACCTTTTTATCGCCATATTTTTTCCCCACACTTTGGACAGAGTATAAATTCCTCTGTTGGAGCATTTTCACTCTCTGCCCTTATACCTTGCCCCAATGGTGGTTCTGTGGATGCTGTTTCCTGTTGATTTTCAATCTTTTGTATCTGCTGTTCTGTTCTTTTTCCGCTTTCCCGGATACTTTGGATTACCTGTTCATCAAGTGTTCCATATTCAGAAATTCTTTCTGTGACATCCTCAGCTTCAGATACCATCTGCTTCAGGATATCCTCATCAAAACCGGGTACATCAAGATCTCCGTTCAATTCCTCCAAAAAACTGTTCAGAGTATCCAGATTATCAATGCCCAGACTAAATATTTTGTTATCTGCAATCATCAGTTTCTTTTTCTGATTTTCAGTGAGATTGCTATATTGATATACTTCTGCCGTTTCCTTTCCCATTGCGTTTAGGGTATCGAACAAACCGTTCCCTGCCAGAATAATATTATTCTCATCAATGACTATGGGGCGGATCTGTCCAAACATTTCAATGCTTCGGCGAAATTCTTTCAGCTGCTGTTCTGTATGTATTCTGACATTCTTTTCTGGCTTTACAAGGTCAGACAGTTTCATTGTCGTTATCTTCAAAATTATATCCTCCTATGTTCTAAATTGGAGGAACAATCGACGTATGTAATATATGCTATCTGCAAATAGCCTGCTCATTGAATCGAATCCAAAAAATCCTTTGCGCTCTGGAAATGCAATGCTGCATCAGTTACAATATCGGCATCAATCCCATAGATTTCTGACCACGCATTTTCCACGCTGCCTGTCCATTGCCTTGCTGCCCATGGGTGTGTTCCACAGATATAACCATTTTTCCAGCCATAGATCGGCGGCAATTCCAGTCTATGATAATGTATATACGCTAAAATCTGTTCGTGTGTCCATCCTGATAAAGGACTGTATCTCGTTATACCCTGCGCGTTGGTATAAATATTATCTCCCCTGCCGACATAATTCCCATCAGCCCTGCGCCTTCCAAGAAGCAGCATATCGAGATTCTGCTCCTTGTAATATTTCTCCTGCCCTCTGTGCTGGACAATGTGGAACCACTGTGCCGCACATTTACTATCCTGTGGAAAAAGCATATTGGAATGGGAGACAAGCCAGTTCATATCCTGCCCTGTATTGATTACGGACAATTCAGGAGGCTTATGCGCCTCCACCCATTCTATAAATGCCTTGTATTCCAAATTGCAGACTACGAGGACACAGGGCATTATCTCGGCACGCTGGCAGAGTTCTCCAAGTACCAGCGAATCCTTGCCCTCGCTCCATGCATAGGCAGCTTTCTTTCCTTTGGTTTTCTTTTTGATTTCCTTTAGTGTCTTTTCAACCAGTTGATTCAGTTCCTTTTCTGAAATAAGCTGCTCAATTTTATTCATTGCGTCAATCCAGTCTGTATTTTTAATACGCTGCTTTCTGCCAAGAACATCACTCACGCTTCACACCTCCTTTTGCTCAATAATATTGAAACTGCTCCTGACAAAACAACTGTCAGAATGCTGCCCATAGTTTTATAAATAGCAATTCCCTGTATATTTCCATATGTAAATACTGGAAGCCCGATGACCAAGGCTGTGATAATTCCCATAACGATACCAACTGGTTTCAGTTCTGATCCCCTGAGCGTCAATACCGTTGGAAGCAGAGTAGACGCACGCAAGGTACCATACATCAAAAATAAATGTGTCACTGTCAATCCGGGGATATTTGCTATAACAATGCCCACTGCCAACAGCAGAATCATAACTAATTTCGTTTTCCTCAACGAACATTTCCTGAAAATATCTGTTGTAAGTGATGATACTGCACAGAGATTGCTGTCAATCGTGGATAACAGCCCGGATACAACCATAAACAAAAATGGAATAACTGCCCATTTCGGAAATAATATTTGTATAAGCTCAAAATTCAGTACGCTAATATCTGCCACTTCATATCCCATGCCTGCTCCGACAAATCCAATGATTCCCATAGATAACGGTACAATAGCGAACAGGAATGCCCCCATAATAAACGCCCTGCCAATTTTATCTTTCCTGACACAAAATGCCCTTTGCCAAAAACACTGGTCTCCAAATGGTCCCGAAATGAGCCCTACCGTGGCTGGTAACCCAAATCCAAGGAAAATCTCAATTCCCCGCTCAGAGAACAGCGCTCCGCTATCCCCTCCGGCTCCTCTGAAACCCGCCAGCAGCGTTTCCATTCCTCCACCATTCTTTATACCAAACACGACAAAACCGATGCTGGCGCCCAACATAAATACCATCTGGACCGCATCCGTCAATAAAGATGCCCTGATTCCTGAAAATTGAGAGTAGGAAAATGCAATGACAGCCATAATAACTGTCATTAGCATAAACGGCATGCCTGTCAAAACACTTAAAATCTTGCTGCCTGCAAGTAACTGTACCCCTGTCGATAATGTTGACAATGCGCCAAGCTGGAACAAATATATATTTCTCACAGCTTTAGAATGGTATTTCTTATGCATATAGCCGGAGAGTGTAATCCCCTCCGGCATTTCTGCCCTTATCCTTTTTGCAAAGGGAATAAACAGTATCAGACACAGTACATTCGGCACCAGAAACCAAAAGAGTCCTGCAAAACCCTTTGTGTACGCATTCTCCGTTGATGTAAACAACGCCGGTGCCCAGATCCATGTAGCAGCTATGCTAAACGCTGATACAATCCATCCCGTATTCCTGTCTCCAACACAAAACCTTTCAATATTTTTTTCTTTTTTCGTCATCAGTACTGTTGCCAGCAGCATCACCGCCGCATAGACCACCAGTACAATAAAAGTATAGTTCATGCCTGCCCTCCATTCATAATTCTGGAGAAGCTCCATGCCCTCCTTCTTTACCCTCCCTTCCCGGAAAAAATTGCATGAAAAAAGGAAGTCTGATTTTTCCCAGACTTCCCTGACGTTTCATTTAGAATTTTACAAATACAATTTTCTCACATTTATATTCTGTTGTCAATTGAGACTTTTTTGAGATGGGAGATTTAATGTACGTTCAAGCCATCCACCCCAAATATTAATGCTGTTAGTCTTTCAACCGCTACCCTCAAGTCTGAATAAACAGTATCTTTTGATATGTGCTGCTTTTCTGCAATCTCTTTTACAGACAACGTATCCGTTGCCATATACATATCCCAGATAACCTCATACCTTCGCATATCAATGTCCCTGTTTTGGGAATTATCGCAATATGCCGCATACAATCCGAACATTGTTTCAATATGTGAAACAATTACTGCGGTTCTGGTAGCGCTGCGTTTTATGCTTTCAATAATGATTTCGTTGTCATACATTGTCATCATAGACTCCAGTATGTCCAGCGCCGATTCCTCCATCTGCGTCCGGCCGAACACGGAGTTCTGTGCATGTTCTTTCAGCATATGATAGTTTCGCAGGAGCAGCTTCGTATTTCTAAGCCGACGGTCGCTTCTGCTGCTAAATTCTTTTTTTCGTTCCTGTTCAAATGCTTTCAGCGCCTCCTTCGCCCCGATCGCAGCTGCTTTCTCGTAGATATCCTTTAACTGTACGGGTGTCAGTGTCACTAGCACTTTTTCTGTTGTCTGGCTGTCCATACTATATCCCTCCTAAAATTTTACTTCCAATCCAGACAGGATTGTGATATAATGTTCCTGTCTGGTAGGAGGGTTGCGAAAGCGCTCTCCTTTGCTATACTGTGTCGTCGGAATGCAGGAAATCATCTACTTTCATCTGTCCCGGAATCCAACAATATGTACTATTACCTTCCATCGTATCATGCTGCTTTAACGTGTTATGTTCTCTGCTTCTTACAAATATACTATGACCAAACATCTTTCTGTAGCAGATTGGTCCATACCCCACCTGCATGCTTACTGTATTTTTCAACGCTTTGCCACACATCTTACATTTCATTCCTGCCTCCTTAATCAATATCATTATCAGGAAACTCGACTCGAACATATTTACTTCTGTGTCCGTCTTTTCTTGACCTTGTGATACTATGTGCTATTGTAATTGGACTCACTCCAAGCATTTTTCCCAGCTCTTTCCTTGTATCTGCTACTGCCAAAGGCAGTTCATATTTATCTTTAGTTACCAGCATAAACAAATATTTCGTTTTATTCACCTCTTTCTACATTATAATTCTTTTACTATTATTGCTTCGCCGCATACCGGACAATGAATTTGATTTTCATATTCATTGTAACCTGTCTGAACTGATTTAATATCCTCCTTTTCAAACTCTAATATGCTTTCACAATGTTTACATTTAATTCGTCTCTTCGGTCCATATTTTATTACAGTTACCATACTACCTCTTCCTTAAATCTCAGTTTAGCTAATTGAAACCTCATTCCTGTACAAGAAATTCTGTTATTAAATAAGCAATTTCTTCATAATTCTCATTTTGCAATAGTTCTATATAAGTTTCATTATCGTACTCCAATGCCTGCACTGCCAATTCTGCTATCTCCTGTGCGCTCAATTCTTGCCTCCATTCAAATTCCTATTTAATATACCAACTTATATGCCAGCTCTATATGGCTGTCTGCCAGTGTGCTTATCTGCTGGAACAAACCATGCATGACATCTATCTCCTTATCCGCGTTGTGTGAAAATCCTCTTTGTAGATAATGCACCTCAAGCTCACTTTCGACTGTTCCTACGTATGTATATCCCTCCTTCACCAGATTCTCAACTCTTTGCTTCCCGATTATTTTAGAATTGTCTATAATTATAATCTGTGAATTACAGTCCTCTTCTTTCTGAGGTGCCTTCATTAATACATACCTCATGTTTTTTCTCCTTTCGCTTGTATGGGCAATAATGCCACACACAATTTACCTTATAGATGTTTTTATTGTAATCCTCGTTCAAGCAGTTTCCAAACTCACTGCCATGATAGATACACTCATTACAGTAATCCAAATGACTTGGATGCAATATTAATTCTTTCATCTTTTAAATCCTCAGTTACTCTATACTTTGCACACTTCATTATTTACCTCCATATCTAAATTAAATAATGAACGCTGCCGACGCAGATACATTTCTTCTCCATCAGCCTCTAATTGGTTTTTATGTGTCAACAAAACAGCAGTACCTCCAACAGCCTGTCCAATAAATCCATACTTTTCCGCAAGATCCATGACCTCTTTCCAGTGGCTGTCCATTTCTTTCATTTTTTCATGATCTACCATTCAGCACTCCTTTCCGGGCGGCAGCACCCGCCGCCCTGTTGTATTTGTGATATATATTCCTACGAGCCCATTCAGGACATCTGGTGCTAACTTATCGCCACAGGCAGCACAATCGCCCGAAAATCACTGTCCTCAGCTTCTACGATCATCGGCATTCTGGGACCTTCAAGGGAAAGACCTACATTGTCACAGTCAAATGCCTTCAATGTCTCTAACACCAGCCCCGCATCAAACGCAATTGTCAATGGTTCCGCCAGATCCTCCTGCAAATCAAGTGTTTCGTCATAATCTGTCATTCTGTCTTTAATGCTCAGGTTTAGTGTACTGTTCTCCATTGCGAACTTTACCGGGCACTTTTCTTCTGTGCACATCTTTGCTCTTGTCATGGCTTCCAGCAGCTCCACCCTCGAAATAACTGTATGAAGGTGAAACTCTTTAAATATATTTTGATATCTTAAATACTCTCCTTCTACAATCCTTGTATATATCTCATAACCTTCACAGACAAACACCGCGCTTGATTTACTGTGCCGGATACATACATTTCCACTGATTCCTATTGCAGTTATTTTCTCAATCGCTGCTTTTGGAATAAGCAGTTTAAAACTCCCATCAAACGTGATCTTGTCCCATGCCAGTACATGAGAATCAGAACCTACAAAATTCAGCATCCCATCTTCCGCATGAAGATACAGCGCTTTTAGCACAGGAGCTCCCGCGTTTGCTGCAACCGCATATGACACACGCTTCATAGAAGTTAAGAGCAGTTCACTGTCAATCGTGAACTCTTCCTCACTTTCAAAATCTGTCTGTGGAAGCGGGAATAAAGCTGGATCTGTAACTTGATACTTATTTTTTATCTTTGCAGCCTTTATTGATATGTTGTATGCTTTATTATTCTGTCCTGCTATGATCTCAATGTCTCCATCAGGCAGGTTGCTGATTAAATCGAATGCTTTTAACGGAATAACAAAAGATTCCCCGTCTGCCTCTTCTGTTTTAGCCTTTACAGTCAGTTCCGTATTGCTGGCGGTCATATAACCATTTTGTACCAATATGCCCTGTATTTCTGGTCTGTATGTTTTTGCCGGAACGATATTCTTTAACTTTTTTATTTTTTGTGACAATTCTGCCTTATCAATCTTCATTCCCCAGCTCCTCCTGTGATTTTTTAAATGGTACCTCTGTACCAAGCTCCTTGCAAAAAGGTCCAAAACAATTCCAGCACACGAATCCAAACTGTTTTGGCTGCTCTCCCCGTTTTTTTCTTGCCAGAAGCGCAATCATATTACTTTTCTTCAGTTCCATACCGCACCTTGAGCAAACACCGTAAAGCTTTTCTGTCATCTTCGGGCTTAATCTATTCTTTTGAAGCTGCTTTGGAAACTCCTGACGCATATTTTTTTCTCCAATCACAGATGCCAGTTTGTCCTTCATAAATACTGGAATACCATTCCTGTCTGCTTCGGCAACAATATTCCTGACCCAATCCGGCTCTGGAATAACCCTGCCCTTCTGGCGCCCGGTCTCAGGTCCAATAATGATCCATTGAACCTGTTGAAACATCTGGACATCAAATGCCCCAATATCCGCCATCAGCGGTTCAATACTCACAAATTTATTACATAATTCCGGGAGATCATGATATCTGTCTGTATCACCTCTGCCTGTGATACTGGTTCCATACCACATATTTTCACCTGCTGGAACCCCTGTCTGGATATAACGCTCTGGATTCTTTGTGAGAAACAGATAATTATGTATTGGTCTTTTTACACATTCAGCAAGCACCTCTTTAATCCACTGATTCGGTACCCATGCACCAAACATGTCCGTCATTGCCCCAACAAAGATATTGTTTCCCATTTTAAGCTTGTCCAATATATCCAGCCTGTAACGATGGTATGTAGGCTCAAAGCCAAAAGGATATAATAATGGGGTTCCCGTCTCATTCAGCATCGGTTTATCAAGGAAATATACCCCGCCAGAACCGTCCGCCGCATGCTCTATACAATAATCCATTTTTGCCATCCTGTTCAGTCTCGCATCCCCTGAGAATCTGGCAATATTTTTTCTGGCGTAACAGTATGGGCAATTATGCCGGCACCCTGTAATAGGATTCCAGGTATGGTCACACCATTCAATTTTTGAGCGGTTCATACCCCATACCTCCCCTCCACGTACCCGATTGTCTCTGGCTTTTTCCATAGAACATTATCAAATGCAACCCGCTGTCCGCACTGATCACAGTATCTTGGCTGGTAATCAGGACCTGCCCCCAGTAAATGCCTGCATCTTGGACAGTAATAACTTTCAATTTTTGTATTTACAAATCCATATTTTAAATACGTTCTGGTTTTTGCTACTGGCTCCCTTGCTTTTCTCTTCTTTGCCATCAATTACCCTCCTATATGCTCACTGTTCAACGGCTAACATAAGATCTGCTTCAAGCACATCCACCAGCAGCTCTCCCGCCAGCATGCCATGCCACACCTTTGTCTGGTTCTTCCGCAGCTCTTTAAATTCCTCTTCCCGCAGCTTAGCGGACTGTACAGCCAGATTCTCGTCATTCCTGTCAAGACGCTTTTTGACTTCCCTCTGCCATTTCCGAATAAACGATACGGCTTCCTGAAAATCTTTGTCCTGCCTGTCCCCTGTCGTCCTTTTCTGCCGTGCTGTGCCATCTGGTTCAATTTCCATCGTATAATATGGTTTTTCAATATCATCTATTCTGCGGAGAAAAACAATAAATGATTCCCGTCTCTGGATGCGGTCAAAATAGATGTCACTCTTGTCAAGACAATGTCCCAATGTCCTTCCCTCATATATGATATCTTCAATCTTTGTCGGAACTACGACTGCGTATTTGTCATCACTGTATTCATATTTCTCTTTTATAGACTGCAAGATATCATCCACATCTGGATACTTCTGGACAATTTCGCCGGCACGTTTCATCACATTTCTGTTGTCACACAGTTTCACTAAATCGTCATGCGCCTGTTTTATATCTGCGGGTCTGTATACAATCTCTTTCTGCACATCCATCTTTATCCGTGAAGCCATTGACAGATAATCCCTCCACAGACGCAGGATTTCCTCTGTATCAATCTTTCTCTGTCTGCGCTGCCGGGCAATGTAGTTCATGATCTGGCGTCCGCTCATCCTGTCCATCACAAAATTGATATTATCAGGATCAATGGATTCTCTTTCAAAGAATTTTATCGTTTCATCATCCACAGTTTTTCCAGTACCATCTTCATAACGCATCCAGTTTAGTGCCCTGCGCCCTCCATCGATATGCCGCAGCCGATTAAAGTTTTTCTTCGAAACACCCAGTCTTTCCCACGGTTTTCCATCCCCGTCAAAATCATATGGTAAAATCCCCATTGCCATTCGAAACATTCCTATCTTTACAAACATCTCCATTGCCTGCGGCATTCTGTCGTATCTTCTCAAATAATCAATGGGTATAATGCTCATCCTGCTTTTGGCCAGCTCCATTGCACAATACTGGTATCTTGTACCCTCAAACATCTTTTTTGTTATATTTTTGGTATAAACAGGACCATTTCTAAGAACAATAACTGAAATCCCTGAAAGATTCCTGTCGTCCCAAAATGTCTCTTTCGTCCACGGATTATATTTGTTAAAATATGTACTCCGCTTTTTATCTTTTACAGTTTCAGGATCTCCTTTCCAGTCCGGTGAGAAACTGCCTGCCGGATAAAATATCCTGCCTGTTTCAACCATATCCGTATGCTCTCCATTAATATCTGCATGATATGTAAGGGTAAAATGTCTTTCACAAAATTCATCATCAATTTTTTGAAACAGCAGTACTTCTTTAGAAAATCTGTAACCCGTAACGGGATTCTGATTTTCATAATCTACACGTTTTACGGTACATTTCGCCCCGCATGATGGACAGACAGCCGGTTTTCCGGGCGTTATCGTTCCCTTTTCAAACTCATTTTGGGTCTGGCATGCGGAACAGAGCGTTTTTGTTCTTTTCTTTTTTCTAAATGGCAGCATATACATGATATGGTTTTCTACCATCGACACCGCCCATTTTCTAAATCCGTCCGTCGGTTCTGGTACCGCTGCCATCTTCTTTTTAATCCGGTCATTCCGCCGGTGTTCAGCCTTCAGCTGTCTGTCTGACAAAATATTCCGCTGTATATGGTCAATGTCATAATTCCAGTTTGTATGATACGGATCATCCCTGCCGTATGCAAAACAATGTATTAGATCTGCCGTTTTCCTGTCCGCCAGCTCATTCCAATCAGGATAATCAACATAAGGAAGTCCAAACCCTTCTGAACGCAGCGTATCATACTGCCGCCTTCCCCATCTTGGCAGTTTCTCACTTGATGGACTGTCTGACGGAATAAAGTTTTCAAAATCACTATGCGACAGCGCGATACGCAGCACTGGTTTATCAAGGGCAAAATCTATAATCAAACTCTCTTCACCATCAATATTATGAACACTGGCAGCAACTATCATTTGTTTTACGTTTCCCTGAGACTGCCATGGTATTTTTTCAATTGCTTTTCTTTTCATGGTGCCATCTCCCTTCCGTCTACAAGATACACAACGTTCGGCCGGTACTCTTCCCCGTCCACTCTGTAGACGGTCATGCTGATAATTTCCTTACTGTCGGCTGCCTCCTGTGCCATGCCGACCACTGTCCCAATTGGAGCCCGACACTGGGGATTCTTACCCCTGACCAGCCAGAAACCATTACGAGCCTCGCCATATGCATATTCATTTGCTACGATACTATTTGTATTCAGATAAGGATGTTCTGCCATATAGAGCAGGGCATGTGCCACAAACGCCTCAATTGAAAGCCTCTTTTCCAGTTTGATTCTTGTACATGCAATCCTTGTATCAGTCCCATCTTCGTGTATATCCCCATCCGCATAGACAAAATAATATGCGGATTCCTTGAAATTATTATAATAATGCAGACAGTCCAGCGGATTATAACAGCAGTGGAAACCATTTCTGGCACAGTTTGCCTCCTGTTCTTCCAGCCATTCATGTTCCCTGTACTGGAACACTCCTCTTCCCATCGTGCAGGTCAGATCTTTATGAAATCCCTTATACGCCTTAACCATTCTTACACCCCCATCATGTCAAAGAGTGAAAGCTGATTTTCCATCTTATTTTCCACCATCTTTTTCTTTTCTGTTTTTACTTGTGCCTTATTTTCCTGCTCAGCTTTTTTCTCTGGTGCTGTCTCTGCGTCTTTGACCTTCTTCGATTCATGTTTTCGGTCTTTTTCTGCTTTCTGCTGCTTTGCTTTTCTTTTTGCCTCTTTTTCAACCTCTTCTTTGTCATCCATATTGTAATATTCCATAATCCAGCTAAATAACAGGTTTTCCCCTACCGGCGTCACGATTGGCACATGGTTTCTTCTGGCTGCATCCTTCTCCTGATCTGACGGCTCCCTCAGTTCCATCGCCTTATTCGAACAATATTTCATACACCGTTCCATGCTCTTGTGTGGAAGCAGGACCTTTTTCTCAAATTCTGTATCCTTCTCTGCCAGCTCGGTCAGCTGTGAGAACAACAGATCCATCTGGGCTTTCATCACCTCTTTGTATTCTGGTTTTACAGATCCCAGCATTTTCTCCTCTTCCCCGCGGAGTTTGTCACCACCGGAAGCATAAACTGTACCATCTTTTTCATCTTTCTGCTGTGTATCTATTTTCACTGCTTCCTCAAATGCCTCTTTCTCAATACCAGCAATTGTCTTTCCCATCGGTGTAAGAGGTTCGCTGACATCCTCTTCATCATCTGTCCCTTCGGGCTCCTTTGTCAGCAAGGAATATTCTTTTGCCAGCCGGGAATTTTCCACGTCAAAGAGTGTATCCCCGTCTGAGTCATAGAAGGCTGTTACCTCCCTGCGCCTCAAAACTTTATATGTAATCCCATCCGAAACCACTTCGGAGTCCGCTTCTTCGCTTAGATATGCCGTGTTTAGATAATCTTTTACCAGTGTTCCCCACTTCACGCCGTAAACATTATCATTTGGACTTACCTTCACCATTGCAAAATGCTGAATCTCAGATGCGTCCGTAAAATGTATAATCTCTTTCGCCACTTTAATAAACCTCCTTTTTGTCATAATCGAAAAATAGATAAAAGCGCTCTTTTTCCACTGTTTTTTGAGTGTTTACAGTACCACTTGTATTCCCCATCTTTTTGATAAACCGCCTCATGCTCCATACCTTTGACTGGAACATCGGCATATACCACATCTCCTGCCCTTCCTTCTCCTGCGGAAACAGCACATGTCCTGTTACAGGACTGGTAAGCGTATTCCCTATACAGACATATCCTGCACAGCCAAGCAGCGAAAGCTGTATGTAACACATCATTCCGGTAATCCGGTCGATATCCTGCCCGACAAAAAGCACGTGGTTCTGGAAATTGTATTTGGATTCTTTCATGGTGTTTGCTGCTGCGATCAGTGTTGCCCCGGCACCGCAGGCAGGGTCGCAAACGGATATAAAACCCTTTTTTTCTATCTGCGCGTTGACATCCCCCGCTGTAATCTCCGACATCAGCCTGCACAGGTTATAAGGTGTAAAAAACTGCCCCTTCCAATGGTTTGCCAGATTCAGGTTCATATACATCTTTCCGAGAAAATCCTGTTCGGGTTCATTCTCCAGCGCTATCACGAGAATGCTTAGTATCTTTGCGGGTGCCTCCACAGAACCGAGACGGCTGATACACTGGGCATATTCCTTTTCCCGCTGTGTGAAATGTTCTGGCGTCCTGTCAACAGCATTGCTCAGAGAACAGGCGATCACACTCATAAGGTCTGCCCATACCTGCCATGCACTCCGGGAGTAACAGAGCCGTTCAAACTCACTAAGAAATTCTTTCTCAGTTCCTTGTATCACTTCACTGTGTTTCATCGCGCTTGCCCTCTTTTCTCCCATTTATCCTGCGGTCATATGCCATCATGCGCCTGTTAAACGCCTGTGCTGCCGGTTCTGTCTGCTTCCCCCGTTCCTGTATCCGCTGGAAACCTAATATCTCTTTCCCCTGCATTTGCGCTATAAAATATTGTTTCCCCATACCCAAAGCCCTCCTTTTTTGTGCTCTTTTTCCTGCGTCCATAATGGTTTTATCCCTGACTGCTTCTGCCATTTGCCAAGAAATCCCGCTCGATGGACTCAATGTCATATTCGTTTTTCATAAACGTGTTAAAGTTTTTTTCTACTCCTCCCCGGTTTCCTTTCCCCTGCCTCTTTCTGCTTTGGATAATCAGTGTTTCAAATTTCTCCCTGAACTTTTTGGTACTGCGTATATTTGATTTCCAGAACCCGTCTGTAGTCGCAAAAGCCAGCGCCTCCACTATATCCGCCTCTCCCCTTCCGTCCAGCCGCTTCATCCGCTCAATCTCTACGGCCCATTTCTTTTTCTCATCTTCCGTCTTAGGTACTTTGGAATTTGGAAATACTGCCACGCATGAACGTACAAGAATATCTACACACTGGTATTCAAAATCCCCAACAGGATACTTTTCTTGTATGTCATCCTGACTTTCATCTGCGCCGTTGCCCGAAGGTGCAACAATGATATTATTATCTATCTCTTTCTCTATCTCTTTATCTCTATTCTCTGTTTGGAGATTTTTTGGAACCCCGTTGGAATTCTGTTGGAAATTTTCCAACCTGTTACCATTGGAATCCTGTTGGAGTTTTTTTGGAACTTTATTGGAATCCTGTTGGAAATTTTCCAATTTCCCATTCTTTTTCTTGTACTTTGCCCACTGGCTTTCAGACCCTACCATCTGATGCAGACCCGGAAGGAATATTTCTCCATTTTCAAGAATTTCAACCAGCCCGATATTCTTCATAAGCTCCATTGCCACAACGACTGTGTCAAACTCCGTCTTTGTAATCTCTGACAGTTTCTTCATGTCATAGGGAACCAGCATCGTTCCCACAGTCCGTATCAGTATCCCGTCTGTCTTTAAGGATTTCAGACAGAGTTTGAGATAGAACAGTGCATACTCTTTTCCCTTCGGCTGCTCTTCAAGCCAGCTGATTGCATCATCGTCAAAGAAATCTTCCTTGAGCTTTAGCCAGTAATATTTTTTTGCCAAACAACCACTTCCTTCCACTGGGGGCAGATGCCCCCAGCATATTATTAATAAATTACCTTGCTGCCATGCTCTGTTTTGACTACATCCAGATTCTGCGGAAACCGTGCCTTCATCGCAAGGTCATGTGTTATGGCCATAATCTTCATGTCCCGGTACCTGCGCTGTATCGTCTCTAGCGCATCACAGTAGGCATCCACGCCGTCCGAGTCAAGGAATGGCGGTTCGTCAATAAAGAGCATTCCGAGCTGGATTCCGGCTGCTGATGACTTGATTTCAGCAAGCGCAAGGATTACTGACAGCGAAGCTTTCACCTTTTCCCCGCCTGATTTTGACAGGTATGGAAGCGCCGGCTTCCCGCTCTCTTCAATAAAAATATCCAGAGTGGTCTTTTCTTTTCCGCCCCTTTCTATTTTTTCAAGCCGGAACTCAACTCCCATCTTACCGCCCGTCATTTGTCCAAGGATTGTGTTAGATGTTATTGTAAGCTTCGGAATAATAGACCGTATGATCTGGTGCGGTACGCCGTTCTGGCTGAAAGCTGCTTTTAGGATATCAAAATCTGCCGTTTCTCTCGCATATTCTGCCTGCTGTTCCTGTAACTGTCCAATTTCCCTTTTTAGCTGGGCAATCTGTTCTGTTTTCTGCTTCAGTGCACCGAACTCTATCTGTTTTTTCCTGATGGCATCGTTTATCGCATAAATATCCGAATCCATTTTCAGAACAAGACCTTTCAGTTCCTGTATGCCCTCCGCTGCCTCGCTTTCCCTGTCTGCCTCCCGTTTTTTGACAGCCATCTCTGTATCAATATCCACCAGCTCTGCTGAGAGCTCCAGCACTCTGCCCATTGCAGTCGTTTTCCTTTCCTCTGCTACAGCAAGCTGCTTCTCTTTTTCAAGCCATGGCTTTAGTATCAGGACTGCATTCTGGACAGCGGCATGTTCCTTAAAAGACTCCGCATACCTGTCACGCTCCTGCGCTGCCTCCATGCCCTTTAATCTGGCCTCTGCAAGCCTTTTTTCTGCTTCGGATACATTTGACTGTAAATTATCCAGATTCGCCTGTATCATGGCAGTCATGCTTTCCCGCTGGTTCAATACTGCAAGCTGCGCCGCATATGGTTTTAACTCTGTTGCTTTTGCCGATATTGCTGCTATAAGTCCTTTGTCAAAATCCATCTCTTCAAGCTGTTTTTCCAGCCACGCAATCTGCTGGTTAATGGGTGCTGCCTGCGCTTCATAGCCAGCCTTCCGCCTTGCATAGCGTTCCGGGTATCCGTCCAGTTCCTGCTTTGCTGAAACTGCATCAGAGAGAAATCCACATTTCGCATTCGAAATATCCACACAATCCACATTCGATAAAAGCTCCGCTTTCTTTTTTAATCCCTCCTCCGTCATCTGTATGTTCTTTACATCCGCATCATATTTTACGGACAGCTGCTGTAGCTCAAACCTTTTCTGTGTAAGCTCCTGATCTACAGCCCTGTAAGAGCGGTCTTTTTCATAAGCCTCTTCCAGCAGTTTCTTCTGGCGCTCATACTCTGCTGCATTCTCCCTTATCACTGCATCCTGATCCGTCGGCTGTAATGCTGCCAGCTCTGTCACTTTCTGCACAATCTGGGCTTTTATGTTATCAATGGAAACCTGTTCACGTTCTGCCAGCAGTCTGTAATTTTCTGCTTCATTTTTCTTGGCTGTGTACAGTGCTGATTCCCCTGCCAGTGTTCTTTCCTTTTCGGTCTGGATATTGTATTCTTCAACCTTCGCTTCTATTTCATGCCGGCTGTCAAGAATCACTCTGCTGCTGTCTATGATGGACTGCTGGGTTTCTCTGCTCTGCTCTCTGGCATCTTTTTTCGCTTCAAGCGTCCTTATATCTGTGAGCAGTCTGTCACGCCTCTCTGCGGCTTCCTGCTGGTTTTCAAGAATGCGCTTTTTCTGCTCCCTGTCCTCCGTCATGACCTGTAGTCTGGACTCATATTCTGCCAGTTCTAAACGGCAGGTTTCCAGTTCCCCGTCAGGATTGCCAAGACTTGATATTGTATTGTTGTGGATTTCAACCTTTCGTTTTAAATCTGTGTTCTTCGCGCCATTCACCTGCGCATTATCCGCAACAATTTTTTCCATTATGGGATAAATGCTTAATCCAAGAAGCGTGCCGAGGACTTCCACCCGCTCTTCCGGTTTCGCCTGTAGAAACAGTCCATACTGGTCCTGCATAATCAGGGCACATGATTTAAATGTAAAACTGTCCATTCCAAGTATATTAATAATCTCTTTCTGGGTATCAGTAGACCGTTCCTTCGACCGGTTTACCCATTCTCCATTGACCAGTTCCGCCAGATTCAGCTTCCCTTCACCTGTCTTAATTTTTGACCCCAGCCTTGGACGTGATCTCGTTCTCGTGACACGGTATGTTTTTTCACCAATACGGAACGTAAACATAATCATGCCCTTACAGCCGTTGTCATCACTCCTTACCCAGCCTGTCAGTTCCCCTTCTCTTGGTTCTTCATACAGGCAGTCAATAACTGCATCCATGAACAGGCTGCTCTTTCCTGCGCCATTCTGGCCATTGATCGTACAGAAGGTGATGCCGCCAAAGTTAAATGTTTCTTTTTCATAATTGCGGTAATTTTCCACGGAGATTTCCACTGGTTCAAAAATGCCGGTATTGGCTGCTGTCGGCATTTTGGCTACTGCATCGCTGATCACAGGTCTTGCTTTCATAACGAGATCCTGTACCCTGTCTGATGGAAACTGTTTCTCCTCCAGATACCTGATCAGATTTTCTTCCGGGTCCGTCGTGCCGGAAAGTTCTGTCTTATTTACAGGATCTTCAATCTTCTCCGGCAGGGTTTCCCACACCATGAAAGCACCGTCATCAAGAAGTGCCTTTTCAAGCACTGCCGTGTTCAGCGCCCGGGCATTTTCCTCAGAGCATCTGTAATGAATGCGGACAATCCTGCCCTCGATCACGCCGCGCCACTTACACGCTGCCACCATATCAACAGCATTTGCATTGAGCTGGCTGATATCCTCATTATCAAGAAACAACGTTTTGAACTCTCTTACAGGTGTGTTGTAAAATACGGATGTATTATATTTAAAGATACTTCTGACATAATCCGGCTTGAAATAGTGTATCCAGAAGCCTCTCTCCTGCCCCTCATCATTAAAGTTCATTGTATTGACTGCCCCTGCATAAAACCAGTTATTTGACAGGATCTGCTGCGGCCTGTGGATATGCCCCAGTGCCACAAGGTCATAATCCGCTGCCAGCAGTGACTCTGGAAGAATCACTGGCTCAAACTGTGCCGGCATCATGATTTGTCCGCTTTCGGTATTGCATCCCGGCACTGAGTAATGTGCCATAAGGATGCTGGTTTTTCCGGGGCTGCACTGCGCTTTCAGACCAGTCACGATATTGCCAAGTTCTTGTGACAATGCCGCATTTTCCTCTTCTTGGGAAAGCCCCGGATGCTTTGTACGGTAAACCCCGCTGCCAAATCCCGGCAGTACTGCGATATCCGCCTTGTCAAATGAAAGAACCTGCGGCGTTGTGACAACATGCACATTCGGGCAGCTATAAAATATTTCATTCAATACCTGAAACTGACCGAGTCCGTCATGATTAGGCGTACCACGCATCACAACTACCTGCCCTGCTGCTGCCGACAGCTCCCGTATGTACTGTGTCGCTGTGATAATCTCATCACAGCACCGGTCCGATACCAGACGCCCTACATCAAATACATCCCCCGAAATGAGGACAAAATCTGGATGCTCTTCCTCTGCTGCTTTTATCAGTTCGTCAAGACAGCGCTTCGTGTCCTCTGACCGTAAATTTACCCCGTCTTTAACTGGGCTGCGGAATGTGCCAAGATGCCAGTCCGCCGTATGTAATATTTTCATTTTCCCAATTCCTCCTTTGCTGCATTCATATGTTGTATTAAATTTATTAACTGTTGTTCCAATAAAGGAAAAACCGATTCCTCAATACCACAGAAATCAATCCCCCCGTTTATCCACTTTTTACCAGCAAACACAATATTTCCGACAATAGGGTGCTGGTGCTTGTCCGTCTCATACAGATAACTGCCAACAAGATTCGGTTCATTTTCTTTTAACAGTCCCTCTTCATCAACCAGCATGCATACACACTCCCCATCCGTTGTAACGGGCTCGTTTTGCATATTCAGTTCAGTGTATAGTCTCCTTGGTTCAACGGATTCATAAATATCACAATAATTTCCAATCAGCTCACACAGTTCTTTATGCTGCTGTGTATAAGTTCCATCAGGGAAGTCGTGTACTGTCAATTCAAGATCTGTTGAAATCCTTATTATCTTCATTACTTGCCCGCTCCTCTCTGGCATTTAATACAAAGAGGTCTGCCAAACCGGTTCGAAGAATACTCATAAACATTTTCTTTTATTTCTTTACCACATCCATCACAGGAATATCCGGCATCTTCTCTCACGCTTCTACCATTATCAGAATGATAACTACTGTTAGTTTCTGACCTGTCAGGTGTACTTTCCTCTGTGTATGTTCCATCTATATACTGGTCAAAGTTTTCGCCGTCAGCAGCTTCGGCAGCAGCCAGCTCAGGAACCCTGCTTTCAATCTGCTGGACACTTGGCGTATTTCCAAAAATCTTTTGTGCAGACTGGAACATACTGTTGATAGCTGCCTGCTTAACCTCATCATGATTCAGATTTGGAACTAAGTATGCCACCACAAACGGTTTTCTCAATTCCTCTTCTGTATACGTGCCTTTAATGTGTAGCGCCGTTCTGATCGCACCATTCAAAGCCTTTGCCTCGCAGATCTGTGGTAAATGTTTCATAAACTCCGCTTTCTGTTTTTCTGTCATTCCGGGAGTTGTGTTCTCTACGATAATCTCATGTGTATCTTCTACAGTCAGGATTTCACCTGTGAGCTGGGGAACAGATATTGTTACCCTGTACGCGACATCACTATTACGGCAATTTCCACATTGGATGACCTTATTTGTATGCTGGTTCACTGCAACACACTTTTGACAGGTTGTAGGAATAACATGTTCACTGGAAACCATCTTAATTCCGGCTCCGTCCGCCAGCTTTTTCAGACCGTTTTTTGTAATAGCATACATATTCGGAGTTGCCGGGTGATAATTTCCCCTGTTATCTGTGTATTCCTTTGCTGCTCTCTGCTGGATATATACATCTCCTTTTTTGGGATCTGGATTTAATCGAATCGACTGTATGACTGGTGACTTAATATCTGGCACTTCAACAATTACATCCGTATTACCTAACAGATTGTATTGTTCTGCCGGATATTTATTAGTAATAGATAATTCGTTCATAGAAATTTACCTCCATATTGTAAATTTTTTGGATTTAGACTTGATTAATAGATCAGGATCTGCTACAATATGAATATCCTATTGAGCGCTCTGACTTTTTGTCGAGTGCTCTTTTTCCGTATTGCATACACCTCATGACTGGTCATTGCAGGCAAGAATCCTGATATAGCCCTCATTCCTGCCCCCTGTCCCCTCCCAGCACGCTCCATACCAGCCGGAAACTTGCCACAAATATCAGAATGATCACTATGTATTCACCGCCTATCGCATCATATCCGCGGAACTTCTCTGCGGATTCAATCATCCACTTTCCTGCTATGTATGTAATGAATATGCTGTAAGGTAATGCCACAGCTGCCGCCATTATTTTTTTCGCAATGGTCTCTTTTCGTCCTTTCGGTCGCGCTGGGGACAGATATAACCGAATCTTGGAATCTTCTGTAAGGTACTGATGTTCCATGTCTTTAGACATTTGATACACTTTGCTGTCATTCAATGAATCTCCCTCCTATCTGATACATTTACAGTCCTGTCATCAAGCACTAATGCAAGCTGTCCTGACGGTGTTTTTTTCAGATGCCTGCTAAAAAAGTCCTGCTGTTTTGTCTTTTCCGCCGAGCATGTACATTTTTCACCCGGGTCTAAGTTGCTTCCGCAGTCCGGGCAAATGTTGTAATATGCCACGCTGCCATCACTCCTTTCTGTCGTTTGCTCTCAATACCGCATTGATATCCTCAATGGGTATTTCCGTCAGTTTGGAGAACAAGTACTTATTTACTTTCCCTGCCGGAGGGACTACTTTACCTTGTTTCTTTGCTTCGGCATTGATATCCCTGATATAATTACCTGCTTTGGACTTCTTACAGCCAAATATTGTCATTACATCTTTTATTTCTACATAAAGCCGTGTTGGTACAGCTATCACTCCCGGGGCTGTCTCCATACTCTGCATTGGCTCACCTCCCCATTTCTGACAAGTTTTTCTTGACCCATATCCTTAAATTCTGAGTAACAGCTTCCAGTTCCTCCAGATTACCGAGAACTTTCTGCATATCTGGCTTTTCATCCTCTGTGATCACACCATCTTCTGTAATATCCAGAAGAATCTCTTTTGTTACGTTCAAGCGCCGAAAAGAGGCTATTGCACGAACTGTAATACGGTCCAGATCTATCATATCAGCCTTTGGCATTTCACACCCCAGTGGGCACATGCTGGTACAGTAATAATTTCTAAGTTCTGGCGCGTTATACAGATCTGCCATCAGATGTACTTCCTCTGGATAAGGGTTTATCAGTCCTTTTTCTATTCTGTATAGCCGTCCCCTGTCGATAGACATGATGTCCGCTGCCCCTTCCCTGCTTCTTAGCTGCTCATTGTGTGCAGAAGCCGCGCAACGCGCCTGATAGAATGCGTTTGAGCTGGTTTCTGCGGTTATATTTGACATTTTCTTTCTCACCTCCGTGTTTTATAATAGATGTATAACTGGTTATCGTTTTAACGCCATATCAACTTCAAGCGCATCGCTGATAACCTTTATTGTTTCATCAGGTACGATTACTCTCCCGTTGATGACAGCAGAAAGATAGGTTTTGCAAAAGTTGGTTTCCCGGCTGAGCTGTTCAAGGCTTTTTCCAAGAACCAGCATCTGTACTTTACACTGTCTGCCCCACGGTGATAATTCCTTTTTCATTGATTCCCTCCTTTCTGGAAACTTTTACTTTAATTTGTTGCAATAACATGTTATAATAACTTTGCATAAAACTTTTTTAATCTAACACGTTATTGTGTTTTGTAAGTGTAACTTGTTGTAATTACATGTTATCACCAAATTTGGCGATTTTCAATATCTATTTCTCCAAATTTGGCGATTTGGAGTTTTTTACAAAATGGAAACTGTAATTTTGTACAATTCGCTAAATATAGCTGAAAAAATTAAAATTCGTTCCCGCTCTCAAGGAATTGCTATCAAAGATATGTTAGTTGAATTAGAACTAGGCTCAAATACCATGTCCCATATGCGGCATGGACGCACCATCGCATCTGATAGTCTTGCCCGCATTGCAGACTATTTGGACTGCTCAGTAGACTACCTCCTTGGAAGAACGGACAACCCTGAGATTAATAAATGAAAGGAGGTTCCCCAAAATGAAGCCAATAATTGATATAACTTTTAACAGACTGACCGCGCCCCCTCCCGAGGAAATACAGCGTATATATGATTATGTAATAAGCCTTGGATGGACAGAACATCAATGTGTTCACAGATTAAACTCTCCCGACCTCATTAGTGCATATTCATTCATGTGGCTCTCAGATAAAGACCCTGTATTTCCCGAAAACGTTGAATATAAGCTCAGAGACTAATCAATATCATTTAAATATGGAACGCTTATAGGAATACGGCATTCTACCCTGCGATTTTCCTGTAGTTCAATGGGTATGGGGTATTCAACTTTTAATTTTGACAGGTCAGGTTTTCCTTTAAAACCAAGATCCTGTAATATGACCTCGTCCTGCAGGTCCGCTTTCGCCTGATTGATTGTAAGTTCTTCAAACAGCTTGAGGTCCTCAACAGTGTTGTGGAACATATCAGGGGCTACACTGACATGTATATGAATTATTTTAGGTTCTTCCATTTTGCTCCTTTCTCCGGTTGCAGCCGGTGACTGTGTTTTGTAAGTGTAACTTGTTGTAATTACATATTATCACAAGAACTTGGGATTTTCAATATTTTTTTCCAAATTTCTTGGGATTTTTCATGTTTTTAACATATAATGAGGATATTTTTATGCATAATTCACAAGAAATAGCAACTACAATTAAACAACTGACCAAAACTCAAAACATATCCGTAGGCAAACTGCTTTTAGACTGTGAACTTAGCAAAAATACGTTATCCTCTATGCAAGCAGGCGGATACCTTCCAAGGCTAGAAACCATTGCTCGCATTGCCGAATATCTCAATTGTTCCGTAGACTATCTTTTAGGCAGGACGGACAACCCAGAAATTAATAAATAGGAGATCTCTATTAATGGAAAAACAACCAAAACCTAGAAAATACGGAATTCCATATGTATCC